AGACATTTAGTAAGTCTAAGTTTGGTAATCTCATCGAACTTAGTAACGTCTCCCTTAGCGAGTCCATATATTGACTGATACCATCCCCATCGCTTGGCAAATTGAGTTGTTTCGCTAAAGTCGTTGACAGGTTCTTGTCCTTCTTCAGGTTCTTCTCCAAATAGTTCAGGGTAGCCGTCAGTAACTCGCTTCCTAAATTGTAAAAAAAAACCGATGCTGCTATACAAACATCAAGTGGAGCGAACTGCATTAACTCTTGATGGTCTTTGCTTGGTGTGTATTCGTGGAGCTCGTACTTGTCTTTACTTCGTGTTTTTATAGGACGGTACATAACCGCCATAGCTTTGTTATACGTTTCCCAACTCTGCAAGTGATTCTCTAAGTCAACATATTCACCAAAAGAAATCTCCTCAAGATTAGGAATGAATCCAAACTCAATATCACCAATCTTAAACGTCTGCTTAAACTCAGGCTTTGCAGAGAATAGGTTTGTAAAATGTAGCACCATTTCATTGAGCGAAGTAAGTTTAATCTTAGCAACGTCAGCTAAACGGATACCACAGAAAATCTCAATCATTTTTTGAGCAATAAATTCCTCATCGTTAGAACCTTTCTGCACGTTTAGAAAGTCCACATAGTGTTTAAGTGGGATTTCATTTAGTGAGGTAGGTACTTTTACTTGGATTTCCATATTGTTATAAGTCAATTAATCGTTTTTGTATTCTTGAGCAAGGACATAAGAGTATGCTTGTGCTAACATTTGAGAATGTTTACGCATACTGAACACATCGTTAAAGACAATATGTACCTTTTTACCAGTTCGTTTGTAGATATATTCCTCTACTATTGCTTTCATTTTAGGCAACTCATCGGATTGCGTATTGTCCATAGTTTGAATTTAAGCCGAGATTCTCCATCTCGTGGTATCTAAGTGCATCTATAGCGTGGTCGTTTCCTCCTGCAGGGTTATTTAGCCTTACTCCGTGTTTATCTACGTCCCAACAATAGCTTCTAAGTTCCTTGATGAGGTTTGTGCTTTGCTTGGTAACCAAATACTCCTGTCGTTGCATTACATCAATCCCGTATTTAATTGAATCCTTGCCCTTTGTAACGCCTTTAATTGTCTTTCCAAACCTACGTATCTCGTCTATGGATTTAGGCTCTGAGGAATCAGCGTAGATAGTAACGCTTGACGGAAGTACCTTAGCGATGTCGGAGTTTAGCATTCCTGTTCTGTAAACAATCTCGTTTACAATTCGTTTTCCGTTCCAATTATAAACCTCAATAGCAGCAGTAGGGTCATTCGTGTATCCAAAGTCAAGTCCTATACCTACCAATCTTGCATCATCAGGAACTTTGTCTATCTCCTTCCAATTATCGAATATCACTCCTTCAAGCATACCAACTTCTCCAAGTCCGTAAACTCGCCACCAGTTTGCCCAATAGTTAGACGTAGCCGCCTTGTCTCGGTTCTTTTCTATCTGACGTACTATGGATTCATCTAACGCCTCGTTGTCTTTGTAGGTAAGGATAATGAAATCTGCGTCAGGTTCGTCTTTTAGTTCGGTGTGAACCCAAAACTCATTTGCAGGGTTGAAGTCTAAGTAAATCTCTTTCTTTGTACGAATGGAAAGCTCTAAGTAAGCATCAAAGGTTACGTTGTTGCACTCGTTTATGTACAGGACGTCTCTCCTTGCTCCTCTAAGTTTGCTTGAATCGTCTGCACTAAAGAACTCAATTACACTTCCGTTTTTAAATTGGTAGGTAAGTAACGATTTATTGAACTGCTCGTCTATGTAGCGGTTAGTCCATTTCATTATTTTTAGGAAGTCTTTTAAAGCACCTCTACGTAAGTGAGGTATTGATTCTGCTACTATACTTATCTCCGTGTTTGGATAGCGTATTGCCTTGTCAATCAAAATAGGTAGTATACCGAATGTCTTACCTGCCGAAGTACCACCCTGAATGATTTTAACTCGCTTCTTTAAGCTGAGTATTTTATTTATTGATGTCGTTCTCTTGAACATCAGGGAATAGTGGTTGTTCTAAAATTGTTTGCTCTATCTGCTGAACTGGAGCTCCGTAACCTGAATCCATCAAAGCCTTGTAAGCTGCAACATCTCCCTCACGTGCTTTTTTAATTAAAGCTAAGGTCATTAAGTCCTCTTGAGACATCGTTTCAGTTTCTCCAGTCAAAGGGTTCTTAAGGTTTTGATTTACCTCTAACCATTGACGTGCTATCGTGCTTCGGTTCTTTGCACCTTTTGGTCTGCCGTTAGGGTTTCCGCTTTGACCTTTATTCCAAGCGGGCTTTAAATTATCTTCATTTGCCATTTCGGTGTTTTTTCGGTGTTACTTATCTTTATCGTGTTCTGCTTTAATCATTTGTTCAGTGGCTAAAACATAAGCACGTCTTTTAGATTTTTCGTTTCTGTTGTAAGTAAAACATTTACCTCCGTCTGCATATTGAAAACCATCCTTTCCATTAAACTGACAATGTATAATCTTCTCCATTTTTCTTTACTTTTAAAGTTGGGTCTAATTTAATCATTCGTTCTAAAATAACTTGGCAATACTTCGAGTCTAATTCCATACCGTAACATTTGCGTTTAAGTTGGTGTGCTGCTACCATTGTAGAACCTGAACCTAAAAATAAATCTAAAACTTTATCTTCTGCTTTACTCGCATCTGATATTGCTTTCTCGCATAAAGGAATTGGTTTCATAGTTGGATGTAATTCGTTTTTTTGTGTTCTTGGAATATCCCAAATATCCATTCCATTATTGCCACCATAAAAATTATGTTCTTTTACCCATCCATAAAATATATGTTCGCATTTAGACATATAATCTGAGTTACTTAAAGTGTGATTTCCTTTGTTCCAAGTGATTAATGCTCTTACTTCTAATCCTGTTCTTTTTAAACTCTCAAAGTATTCACCTAATTTTAATCGATAAAAGCAAATATAAAAAGCACCATTTACAAATAGTTGTATATTGGCATTAATTGCATCTAAAAAATCATCCCCATCTTCTTTTGACATTTTATCGTTTTTAATTACTCCGTGTTTAGAATTAAAACTTTTACTCCCATCTGCGTGAATACCTCCTGTAAAATCCATTAAATAAGGAGGGTCGGTAAATACCATATCAGCCTTTTCTCCATTCATTAACTTAGCTACTTGGTCGCTATCCGTACTATCCCCACAAAGTAAACGGTGTTCGCCTATTTCAAATAAATCTCCTAATACGATGTCCGTGTTTATTTCGTTAGGTATTTCGTAATCATCCTCCTCAGCTTCGAGTTCTTCTTGAACGCTTAAATCAACGGGTAAATCTAAACCCCAATCATTTAACTTTTCGGTATCCCATTCATTAGCTAACATATCCCAATCCCATTCTCCAAAGCCTACGTTATCTTTTACAATAAATTCGTCTTTCTGTTGCTCGGTTAGGTTCTCAGCCTTCACAATATACACCTCTTTCATACCTGCTTCCTTACACGCTTTTAAACGCATATTCCCACCAAGTACAATGTTGTTCTCATCCACTACAATAGGTCGTAGCTCTAACATCTGCGGAAACTCTTGTATTGATTTGACTAACTTCTTGAACTTATCGTCTTTAATTAGTCGTGGGTTCTTCGGGTTATTTTTTACCTCTGATATTTTTACTTTGCTTACTTGCATTTTGTTCGTGTTTTGTTAGTTGTTCTCTGCATATTGCGTAGCGTTGGTCAATGTCTCTGTACTCTCTTGACATTGTGTCATCCATCATACATCTTTGAATAAACTCGTTATTCTGCTCCTTTGGAAGTGGAGTCGGTATAGGCATCTTTTATTTTTTTAAAGTGGTCTAAAAATTCGTCTTCTGTTAGTTCTTCTAAGCACATTAAACCATCGGCATCTGTAAAGTATTCGATTAAGTGGTGTCCGTCTTTTCGTATCCTCTCGGATAAAGAGTGGGCATACTCAATCAAATCTTTGCCATAGTCTAATATGTAGTATCTCATCCTTTGTACTCTTCAAATACCTTTTGCATCTTCAATACAATCTCACGGAAACAAGAAGCACAAGAAGTAGGCTCTTGACGTAAGTTAAAGACACGGTTGTAAATTGCGATGAGTTTAGTTTGCTCGCTTGGTTTGAATGTTTCCTGAGTGAGTACGTTGGTTTCAGTTAACCATTGGTATTCTTCTTCCGTTAAGCAGTTCGTGTTTCGGTAAGGGAATAATTCGTTGAGCTTCTTCTTACGCTCTTCGCATCCGCAGTCCTCACCTGCTACAAACTCTACTAACTTTTTGATTCCTGTGGCTTCCGTGATTTGTTCGATTGTGTCACCTAAACCTTTTGCTTTTCTTTTTGCCATTGTTTATTTTTTAAAATGTTCTTTACTTAATTCTGCTAAATCTTTTCTTAACATTTCGTTTTCCGCTTTTAGCTTTTTGTTAATTTTCTCTTGCTCACAAAAAAGATTATAGTTTTCTTTTGACCTTTCAATTCGTCTTTCCAGTTCTTGCTCTAAAACTTCTAATATATTTATAAATTTCATAATTTATCTTTTAGTTACATACCACCATCGTGGCTCTATTATAGTATTTAAATCTTCAAACTCTTTATCTTCTTCTCCGCTCCAAACTATTCTTAATAACCTATACTTAGTTACTTCGTTTTCTACTATCTCAGTTACCTCACCTTCATAATAGCAGTCTCCATCTTCAATGTCTCTAATTATATCTCCAACATTAAAGGTCATATTAATTCAAATTCTTCGTTTAAAAAATCAGCGTAGTCTTCTCCGACTGACTGACGTATTCTTTCTTTGCAGGATTTTATGGTTAGGAAAATAGACTTTAAGCTGATGCCAGTCTCTTCTGATATTTGACGCATTGGTTTTCTTTCGTCTTTATATATCCTGAATAACTTTTGGTCGTACCAATCCCAACTACTAATCTCGTTTTCTACTCTGTCGTAAATGTTCTCCAATGATTCGTGTTTAAGTAGCTCTAACTCCTCCTGTGCTAAATCCCTTACCACCTCAATAGATAAGTCATTAGATGCAGTTTTGTTGGCTTTGTAGGTTGTGTTTCGAAGTAGTATCCACATCAACGCTCTGTTGGGTTCTCCGTCTATTAGTATTTTTTCGTAGTAATTGTACTGATGTACTTTCAGGTACACATCTTGTACGATGTCCTCAGCGAACTCGTTGTCACCAAATAAACGGACTATGTTAAGCCATTCCTTGTGATGCTTTGATAAGATACTTAGTGCGTTCATTGGTTAATTTCTAAACAAATATATGACTATATTTTAATCTAACAAGTTGCCTACAAAAAAAGCCACCTGTTACAGTGGCTCTAATCCGTTTAAATAAATCTCTCGGCTTACATACTTATCTAACTTGTGTAGTGTTGATAAGGTTACGTCTTTACCGTTGAGAAAGTTGTTTACTTGGAAGTGGTGCATCTTGTATCCTAATAACTTTATGTCCTCTACGATTTGGTTTCGTGTTCGGGTAAGTAGGAGTTTATGTATCTGCTTCCGTAGGTCTTCATCGTTTATGTACATATCAGAAAGGTAGGTCATCGTCAATACTATCCCCGATTGGCGCACGTTCAGGTGCAACGTATGGTTCGCTAAATGATGCAGAGAAGAACTTTCCAGCTTTACCTTCTTTTAGCCATAAAGCTACCTCCATTTCTTTACCGTTTACATTTACCTTTCCTTTATAGTCAGGTTGTTTGTCGCTCGTCTTTTTGTCGTTTTTAAAGATTGCTCCTGTGTTTGTTTTGTTTTCCATTATGTTGGGTTTATATGTTACTGATAAATGCGATAATTAATGTAATGCTGATTACGGTAATGAGTATCATTGTGCCTAATGCAGCGTAGTATTCTCGTTCTTCGTTTCGTTTTTTCATAGTGTAAAAATTAAATAGCCAATAGTTATTCCTGCTAACAGGTGTAATAGTCGGTAGTAGTTTTCGTAATTCATTGTTCTTCGTTTACTATTTCTAATGTTCCATTGATTGAATAGCCAGTCAATCGAATCAACTGCTCAATGTGATAAATCAAGTCCTCAAGCTCTACATCCTCGTGGTCGAACTCGTAGCTGGCTTTGTGTCCGTAGTGGGTGATTTCTATTTTCATTGTTCTTGTTGTTTAGTTTAAAAAAGCCTTTTTTCTCGGAAGGCTAACCTATCTCCCTACGATGAGAGCCGCAGCCAATGCACGGCAGTCTACGTTCAACTCGTCAGTTGCATCTCTCGTTTACATTTCGTTTTAAGATATGTGGCAATTTTTACCCCTTATCCTTGTTTAAATTGTTTTACTTCGTCTTTTAGTCGCTCCAAATACAGGCAGAAGTCCATCGCTTCATCCTGAGCGTGATTCAGCCAATCTAAGACATCTAAATCAGTCCGTGTTAACATTGTGCCATACTTCTCAATTCCTCTTTGTGAGCGGTCATAAAACTTGCTCATTACTTTTAGGACAATCGGGTCTTCTACTTTCTGATTCATAGGAATTGAATTAGGGCGTTATAATACTCACGGCAAAGCTCTATTTTTTCTTTGATAGCTTCGATTACTGCTTCGTCTTTTTGTACATAGAATACTTTTACTCTGCGGTTTTTAGGCACTTGGCTGAACTCGTGTTTGCGTAGAATCTCCTCACGCAAGTCGTAGTCCTCTTCAATCTTGTGTAGTTTCCAATGCGCTCTGCGGATTTCGTCCTCTACCATTTCGATAGGTGTATCTACAAGGCAGTAGCAAAGCATTGATTGTTGTTTACCAGTTAGCCACATATAACCCTGTAGCTGATAGAAATAGTCTTTGTTAGGGATTTCGGTATCAAAAAACGGAAACGTTGTAGCATCCCAACTTGATTTCACGTCAAGCAATACATCGTCCGTGTTTACGTCAGGTGTTCCCTTTATCCAATCGTTCTCGAAATACTCTTCGTTCTTGTAGATGAATTTTACGTCTAAGACATCGTTTACAAGTGAGATAGATAAATCCTCAACTGCATTGCCTTTGTCTGTGTAACGGCTTGAAAACTCCTTACGGATGCCGTATTTCTCCTCTAACACAAGTTCGTGTATGTAAGTTTTAGCCGTTTGGCTTAGTAATTCGCCTTTAGAGCGTGGTGTTGCCATAATTTTCCCTATGGCAGAACATCGAATCTTGAGAGCTTTCATAGTGCGTTTAACATATCAATTTGACCTTCAGTTAATGCAAAGGATGTTTCGAGTTTCTCTCGTGTGTATTCTCCTTTAGCGATGGCTTGTACTGCTGCGCTGAAACGCTTTTGGTCAATTGCAGGAAGTTTCTTTTCCGTCTTTACTTGCTCACCTGATGCGTCCGTGTCTTTGTCAGTTACTAAACCAAGTGCAGAGCTGAGTGCATAACGACGGTAGTACGTCACACCTGAACCAAATCCTTGATAGTCATTCATACCCTTGAGCTGAACGTAAGGAATCATACAAACCGACTCCATAAACTCACCGCTCTCGTGGAAGATAACCGTCTTTAGGCAGTTTTGCCCTTCTTGGTTTGTAAGTTGTTGGGTAAATCCGAGTCCGTGTTTCTTTAGGATAGGATTGATTACCTCAAAAATCTTGAGTAAATCTGCGTAAGAATACCCATAGCCTTGTGTGGCTTTGTGAATTACTGGCACTTCCTGCTGAAATGCTGCCAAACTTTTAAATAAATTTTTCATAGCGTTTTTGTTTTCGTGCGTTACGGATGCGCACCCCCCGTTTTATTTATGCTTTTTCGATGATTGTATTTAATATCTCCGTGTCCGTGTAGCAGTCATCACCTGTCGCTGAACATAACTCGTTAACTAATTCTACAGGAGCGATACCTGTTTTCAAATACTCTTTGTATTCAGCAGCAGTCATCTCTACTTCTTTAGTGATTTCGTAGTATCTAACTTCGGTTTGTGTTACTGTAACTTTCATAGCGTTGCGGTTTTGTTATATGCAAATATAGATATTATATTCACATCTACAATATTTTTTCAAATATTTTTTAATAAATCTTCCATCGGTAGCAAGATTCCCTTACTGGTATTAGAATCTCCGCCTAAAATATCTCTACTTGTGCCTATGTATTTTCTGCACATCTGCTTTAATTCTTTTGTTTCAATCAAAATACTTCGTGTTTTACTAAACCAATACACCCACCATTTAGCTTCAGTTGTGCTGATTCCGCTTTTCTTGCCTCTGCTTTCGTATTCTACAAATAGATTGCCTGTCTCATAGCACTTAAAATCACGTTTAACTTCGATTGTAGAAGCTATCACCTCGCTTAGTAGGGTTTCATACTCCTGACCTATTTTAAGGTCGTAACGGAAGTCGCTATTGTATTCCATCTTTTATCTTGTTTTTGTATGTTTTGATTAGTTCTTTTAGTTCTTCTGATGAGTATCTTCGTGTTTGGTTAGCAAGTTGGCTTAATTGCTCGTATTTAGACTCTCCTATGCGTTTTAAGAGACCCTCACGATAGTTGATTAGGTTTCCGTGTTTCCATTGGTTACAGGCTACGCATTGTCCGTGTACGTTATCTTCGTTGAATGTAACTGCTTTGTGTCCACCTGAACTCCAAAAATGTCCTGCGTCAAATTTATCTCCGAGTTTTGAACCGCAACTGATACAAGGCTTATTCTTATCACGTTCCCTTATATACTTATTGAATACTACTTGGGCTTCTTTTAACCAATCTGAGGTGGTTTTTAGGTTTTCTTTCATTCGTGTTTTAGTCTGCTTCCATTGCTTCTCTCTTGCCTCAGCTACAAAAGCACGGACACACTCGTCTTTCAGGCAGTATTTATGATTGAAGCGGATAGGTTCAAACTTCTCCTTGCAGTTCTTACATCGTGGCATCTTTGTATTTGATTTCTTCTTGTAATTCTTGATAGGCTACTCGCAGTTGAGCGTTTCTTCTTGCAAGTTGGTTAAGCTCTCGGTTTAGAGATGTTATTTCGTCTTCAAGTAGGTTAATCACCTGAATTGTCTCAAGTAAATATGCCTCGCTTTCTTTACCTCCGTTGATGTAGTCTTTGGCATCAGGCTTGTCCTTTTCGAGTTTCTCTCTTACGTTCTTGATTCGTTCTTTAACCGTCCATACGGTTGATTTAGCCCATAGTATTTTAAGTGATAAGTCCATATTAAAAAGGGTTTTTGTTTGCAAGTCTACGAAGTTTCTCTGAGGTAGTTTCTATTTGTCCGTCTTTTGGTATCTCAATTTTACGTTGTGATTCCTTCTTGTAGGTAGTTCCTCGGTTTGCATAAACACGATTACCTTTGAAGTCAAGCATATAATACTGGTAACGTTCAACATCCAAGAATAATTTGTACACTCCGTTTTTCGATACGCCTTTTGGCTTGCTCTTAGCCACCTTCAAATGAACTTCGTTCTTTTCTGCACCTACTCCATTAGCATCAGGTAAACCATACGGAGGTCTCCACGGAATTAATACGCTTAAACCCTTTCTAAACCATACCTGACCGCCTGAAAAATCTCGTGCCGTAGGAATCGGAAAGTATCTAAGTTCAGTTCCTGCTATTGACATTGCAGTTACCATTGGTTGGTCTCTAACGTGATTTATAACGCAGTTATGTCTACCTGTCTTTCTTGCGTTCTTACGAACTAAACCAAGAATCCTACTCAAGTATTTATCCTCACGTCCTAAATCAGCAGGAATAAACTCCTCGGTTAACTCGTTCCACGGGTCAATCGTAGTGGTATGGATTTTAATACCTTCTTTGCGCTCAATCTCATCTACAAGTTGGTAGAATTTAGTTATAGTCAAATCCTCGTCAATTGGGTCAATTACAATGAAATGCTCATTTATAAACATTTCAGCACTTACTTGTTCACTGTTAGTCATTGAGTTTTGTCCTTGAACGTATGGCTTACCTATGTACTTGTAGCATAGTTCAGAAAATATCTCGGCACTACTTCCAGTCTCAGGAGAAAATACAACGTGATTCCAACCGTGTAAACACGAAAGGTTTATAAGTATCTCAAACCATAACTCCGTCTTTCCTGATGCAGGAGCTGCACCTATGTAAGTTGTAGTTCCTTCCTTGATTGTAAGTGGTAGCATATCCCAATCCCAACCTATTGACTTTCCTCTTACATCTTTTTCGTGTCTAATACTAAACATTTCAGCATTTAGGTCTGTTAATTTCTTGTACATATTCTATCCCTCCCAAATTTCAGATGGTAAACTATAAGATATTTCGTTTATATACGGAAGCGTATTTAGTAACGTAGACTTCCAATTGGAAATAGGTTGCAATTTACCATTTCTATTTATACTCCAATCACTCTCTTTCCAACTTTCGTATTTAAGTCTTAAATCTATCTGACTCACTTTTGGTTTCTTATCTAAAGCATAAGCTAAAAACTCCGAAAATTCAGGTATAGTATTATTCTTTACTTCTTTACTTTCTTTAGTTGTTGCCCTTTGTTTGACTTGTTGCTTGCCCTTTTCTACCTCTTCACATTGCAATTTGTCCCATTTTATAAGGGTTATAGCTTGCCATTTGTTTGTCACGTTGCGTGTCACTTCTTTAGACCTTTCTAACTTGTCCATTGCAACCCTTGTTTGCTTGACCGATAAGCCTATTTCTTTGGAAAGATTTTCCCAACTGGTAACGTATGTACCCGCTTTTATTGTTTGCCCTTTCCATTCCTTGTCTTTGTAATTTACCGAAATAAGCAAATGTAAAAGTAAACGTGTTGCGTTGTGGTCATCATACCACTCCCAGTCTTTTAAACTGCGGTGTAATTTAATCCAACTGCTCATTGCTAAAATTTTCTAAAGTTTTGATTAAGGTGTACGCTTGTTTAATGTCAATGCAAACCGTTTTTGATTGTTCGCCTTCTATAATTTCAAAGCAAATAAAATCTCCTTTAGAAACAATCATTTGGTCTTTGTCATTAAATTGACATTTAAAATAAATTTCGTTCATTTTGTAATTTTTAGTAA